TGTAACAATAACTTTACGTTACATATCAAAAATGAATCCTATAAGTTTACCCACGTCTTGTAAAGACTGTGAGCAAAATTCTACAAATGTAATTGACGAAATACTATATCATGTCTCTGAAGGCTCTGCCCTCTCAGATATCTTATATCGTGTCAATTATGTAAGAAGTCTTTGCTTAACTTGTAACTTGTGTCAACTGACAAATAAGGATTTAGAACTCTTCATTGAAGAACGAGTTAAAAAATCAGTTTTGCCTGATGCACCGGTAATAGTAGAAGCCGGAGAAATCTCTTCACTTTCTTCAAGTAATAGTGATATACCTCAATGCGTCAACATTGAGAATGTATCTTGGACTATGAGCTCATTGAGTCATCATTTTCCAAAAATATCGGAAGAAGTGGTAAAAAAAGTTATAGAGGGTTTAGACGCCATTATGGAATTATACCATATTTATGGGCTTACCCGGGTCGAGAGGATCACAAATCAATCCGAAAGGAAAATTTATTTAAAAAAATATGATAATGTGAAAATCAAGACTGCTACCAAAATGTTGAACTTTTTAACAACAAATGGTGACAATGAGTGGATGAATTACTTTAAATACAAAACACTAGCATATTATGCCTATTATGAGACTGAGAAGTCGGATCTATTGCCGGTTCTGCCGAAGATTGTATCTGATCTTCCTGGTGTCATATTTGGAGGCTTTGTTGGGCAGTTTGTAAAATTAATGCAAAAGCGAAATCCTAGATTATTTTCAAGCTTTATCGTTGCGATAAATAACTCAAAAATGGGTCTTCCAAGACCTACTACTGAAATGATTATTGCAGCTGAAGATAAGTGTGTGAACCATCTTACCGACGTAAAACATCTTTCTGTGAAATTACCAGAAGATAAGGTTTTGAAGCAGGTGGGTTTATTTGGAGAAGATTTAGGACGAGTAGTAATTCTCAATAAGGAAAACTTGATGAAACAACTTAAACGAACGGTCGATGAGATGTTTGATAAGGTCGTTTTTACTGAAGAGATTCAGTATGAACCATTTTATCCTTCGACATCGGCTAATTATAACAAATCAAGAGGCAAAGCGGGTGCAGTTGGCGAGGTTTATGAACAATGTATCAAAAACGGGACAGCTGATCACTTAGGCAATCGAGACGCTCCTTTAATAGGTATCGAGGTTGTAGAAGCTATGTTGTCATTAGAGCAATCTATGCAATATGGTGATGCCGGAATAGAAGATCAAGTTAAATTGGATGAAGATAATAGAATAGAAACTAGTAGTCCTGCCTTACAATATGATGATGAACTCTTGCACGAGAAGTGGAGAATTCTATATGATCGTATTTATAATAAAGCTGAAACTGAAGAACCGATTGTTAAAGCAGTAGGTTTAGCTGAAGCTTGCAAAGTCCGAGTTATCTCGAAAGGACCAGCAATGCTATATACCGCACTCAAACCATTACAAAAATTCATGTGGTCAAATTTGAAAAACAATAGTGTTTTTTGTTTGATCGGAACTCCTGTTCTTGAAGAACACATAGATAAACTATTTGGAGAAATGCATGATTTTGATATGATCGTCAACGGCGATTATAAAGCTTCAACAGATAACCTACACAGTTGGGTTTCTAATTATCTTGCGGAATGTTTTGTCGATAAGATCAACAAAAATGGGGAAGAATCTGGTTTACCGTTTTTCTTCATAGATCAGATACATAGACAAATGCTAATTCGATCACTTACGGGTCACATCTTTGAGATGAGAGATGGCTCTTTCAAACCACAAACAGAAGGACAATTGATGGGTTCAATAACCTCATTTCCTTTTCTATGTTTGGCCAACGCAGCTATGTGTCGTTGGGCTTTGGAATTATCTAATGATATTCCTTATCGTGTTCGAGATCGACCTTTAGAGTCAGTACGCACAATGATCGCACCATTAAAGGTTAATGGTGATGATTGCACAATGAAAGGAAAGAGGTCAAACATAAGATCTTTGTGGGAAGATATTACATCCTTTGGTGGATTAACATCATCTCAGGGAAAAACTCTTTTCTCCCTTCCTCATAAACCAATATGCGTGATCAATTCACAAACTTACGACTATGATCCTTCGACGATGTCTTGGAAAAATAGAAAGTACGTCAATCTCGGAATTTTGCTTGGTAAAGCACGTTCTGTAGTTGCAGGTACAGCTAGTAAGGATAAGATCCCATATAGTGAATTGGGTGCACTTCATCGTGAACTTCATCGCTCAACAGATTCTGAAATCTGGGGTGAAGTTTCCAAGCGATTTATTTTTTATAATTTAGAAACACTTAAGCAATGTCCTCATATACCATGGGATGCCCCCGAATATCTCGGCGGACCTGGTCTAGTTCCTTTGAACTTAGAAATGAGTTATCGTGACAGAGCCTGTGCTTCATATATAATAAGTAAGACTAATTCAAAAAAGAAATATGAGACTATTATAAGACAACGAATCGAATGTGATTGGAAGTTACATCAAACTGTTCAAAAAAGATTATCAGTTTTCAACCTAGAACCAAAACCATTTAAAAATGTGAGGAAGGATGATATGATTTTTGATTATATGAACACTTTATGTGATGACTATATCGTTACGGAAGACGTTGAATCGAATTTTTCTCGACTATATAAGTATCTTACGATTGAGACTCTATTTACTAAACAATTAAACGATGTTTATGATCCTGATGAATTACATTGGAATAACAAAGTTTGTCGACACAACGACTTAGTCTGGGCGAAAGCCAACGAAGGACATTGGAGTTGTTTAGGTTTGAAGATACGAGAGACTCATGAAATTATGTATGAAAAGAAGTTTTTGGTAGTCCCTACTCTAGGGCCTATAACTGAGACTACTCAGACAATTATCTAAATCTTATCCCTAACAAAGGGTTGGGTTTTCGAAAAGCAGCGTGACTATTGCAGTCTTTAGTACCTACAGATACTACAGCTTTTTGATACCTTAGATCAAAATTAAAGATTATTAGGATAATTTATCTATCTATCATACGAGGTGGAGGCCTCACAACAAGTTAATAGGTAACTTGTTTAATTCATAAACTTTTATGTAAGTGGAATCTTAAACTAAACTTTATTTATCGAAGAGAGAGAAACTCTTAGAGTAAAACTTAAAGTATGTGAGAATTAGATTTTTAAAGAAATGTAAAAGAGTGTAATTAGACTTGATACTAAAAATACAATCAGAACCTCCTGGCATCCCCTTTATTCGTTAC